AAACACCAAGATCTAGTTAAGTACCTTGCGACTCTGGGTGCACCATTCGAACCTAGAGACTATCAGTATGATGCGATTGCACACGGTATAGAAAATAGACGTGCACTGTTACTGTCACCGACAGGTAGTGGTAAGTCATTCATTATCTACAATCTGATACGATACTTGATCGACAAGAAAAAATCTAAGAAGACTCTCATTGTTGTTCCCACAACAAGTCTGGTAGAACAGATGTACAAGGACTTCGAGGACTACGGATATGACGTAGAAAATACTTGTCACAGAATTTATAGTGGTAAGGAGAAGGTCACCGACAAACCCGTTATCATCTCTACGTGGCAGTCCATCTACAAATTTGGTTCTGAATGGTTCGAACAGTTTGATAGTATATATGGGGACGAAGTTCATTTATTCAAGGCAAAGTCTCTGTCTACCATGATGGACAAGTGTGTCAACGCTAAGTATAGAATAGGTACTACCGGAACTCTTGACGGTACTGAAACAAACAAACTCGTGCTCGAAGGTTTATTCGGGCCCGTATTTACGGTGACTACCACCGTGAAACTGCAAGAAGATAAACAACTCTCTGATCTGGATATCTCTGTACTGTTACTAAGATACCACAATGATATCTGTCACAGAATGAAGGACAAGACCTATCAAGAAGAAGTTGACTACATAGTTACCAACGAACGAAGGAATAAGTTTATCACCAAACTCACCCTTGATCAGAAGGGTAATACACTGGTGATGTTTCAGTTCGTGGAGAAACACGGCAAAGTTTTGTTTGAGATGATTCGAGATCAGGCAGAAGAGGGTCGAAAGGTATTTTATGTGTCTGGTGAAACGGACACCACAGATAGGGAACAGATACGTGGAATTGTTGAGAAACAGAAAAATGCAATTATCGTTGCTAGTCTTGGTACTTTCAGTACTGGTATTAATATCAAGAACCTCCACAACATCATTTTTGCCACACCATCCAAATCACAAGTCAAAGTCTTGCAGTCCATTGGCAGAGGTTTACGAGTGTCAGATGATGGCACGATTACCAAGTTATTCGATATAGCGGATGACATGCATGTAAAGGGACACCAGAACTTCACCTTGAAACATTCGGGAGAAAGGATTCGGATATATACAAGAGAAGGATTTAAATATACGGTATATCCGATAAACCTAAAGGGAAACGATGATGCGTGAATCTATAAAACAGATACTACTTTCGACAGGTGATGAAGTCATTGCGAGAATTGTAGAAGAAGATGATTACGATGTTTTCCTTCGCAACGCTCTCGCTATCCAGTTCCAAAATTTAGACGATGGTGGTCGCATGTACACCTTTAAATTGTTTATGTGCTACCAAGCAGATCCGGAACGAATGATTATGTGTAAGATGGATAAGATAGTTGCGGTAGCAAATCCTGTACCGGAAATGTTAGAGCAATACGAAGATGCCTGTCACAACATTTTTTACGAGGGTGGTGATGAATATGGGCATGAGGGTCACGGTGATATCGTAGATCCCTACGAAGAGTTAATGAGGAAGATGCGGGATCAGGACAGTGCGAGTAATAATGTCATCGATTTCCCCAAACTTCACTAGGTATATATTCTTTTCCCCAGACGGCAAGCTTATTATATCACGGATTTTTAATTATGTCAAGCGAAAAAAGAAAAAAAGTTGGATTTACTGCATCTGCATTTGATTTACTACATGCAGGACACATCTCTATGTTGCGTGAGGCAAAGACTGTCTGCGACTATTTGATCTGTGGTCTACAGGTAGATCCGTCTCTAGACCGACTAGAGAAGAACAAACCTATTCAAGGTGTTACTGAACGATTCATTCAATTGAGTGCAGTAAAGTATGTAGACGAAATCGTACCGTATGAGTACGAACACGAACTGTTAGATATTCTCGATACCTATCCTATCGACATGAGGATCATTGGTGAGGAGTATCGTGCACTAGAGTTTACAGGAAAAAATCAGTGTCAGTTAAAAGGAATTGAGATCTACTATAATAAAAGGGATCATGGATTCTCTACCTCTAAATTGAGGCAGAAAATAGTTGACAAAGGTCACTGAATGTCATATAATGTTTGAAATACTAGGAGATTTGTAATGGCAACAAAACCAAAAGAAAAACCGCACTACGTTAACAATCGGGAGTTCTCTCTCGCAGTGGTTGAGTACTGTACTAAAGTAAAGGAAGAGGTAGGTAAGGGAAACCCTAGACCTATCGTTACCGATTACATTGCTACTTGTTTTCTGAAGATCGCAGAAGGATTGTCGCACAAGGCAAACTTTGTCCGGTATACCTATCGTGAAGAGATGGTGATGGACGCAGTGGAGAACTGTCTGAAAGCGATTGAGAATTATGATATCGAAGCAGCGACTCGTTCAGGTAACCCTAATGCATTCGCATACTTTACTCAAATCTCGTGGTATGCATTTCTTCGTAGGATCCAGAAAGAGAAGAAGCAACAGGATATCAAGATGAAGTATATCTCTGAGGCAGATCTTTCTATGTTCATTGAAGAGAACACGGAGGGTGGTTACTCTGACTATAGTAATACTGCTCCATTCGTGGAACAGTTACGTGTTCGAATCGATAGTGTAAAGGATGCAGACAAACACTTCAACACCTATAAGAAAGAAGAGAAGATTCGCAAGAGACGTGCAGTGAATGTAGATTCGGATCTATCAGAGTTTTTAGTTGACAATTAACTCCCAGTGTGGTATACTGGGGTGTACTAAATGAAAATAGGTAATTTATTATGTGGAAATATGAATGTGAATCGGGTGTCTATACCGAAACCTCTTTGATTAAATTATTGTGGGCTATTCACAGTCACAGAATGCATCACCTAATAAATCATGGGAGGTATGCAGATTGATGGATTATAATAATCCACCACTGGATAAACCGTATATACAACTGATCTGTCATCCCTACGAGCATGAAACATCCGTGAACACACGTGTTACTATTGACGTTATGCAGAAGGATCTGTCACGTGATGATATGGTGCAAGTATTGGAGGATTTTATGAAAGCAATGGGATATAGGTTTAGTGATAAAGAATCCCTTTGTATTGAGGCATATGATTAAATGAAGATAGCAATTTTGAACGATACCCATGCAGGGTGTCGAAACTCGTCTGACATTTTTATGGATTACCAAGAACGCTTCTATAGTGAGGTGTTCTTTCCGTATCTGTTAGAAAACAACATTACTCAGATCCTACACCTTGGAGACTACTACGATAATCGTAAGACGGTCAACTTCAAGGCACTGAGTCATAACCGGAAAATTTTCCTGCAGAAGCTGCGTGAGTATGGTATCACTATGGATATCATTCCCGGCAACCATGACGTGTACTACAAGAACACTAATGAGTTGAACGCACTGAAGGAACTGCAGGGTCACTACATGAACGAAGTGAACCTGATCATGGAACCTACGGTGATGAAATACGACACTTTAAATGTCGCATTAATCCCGTGGATCAACCAAGAGAACGAAAATGCGACATTAAAATTCTTGGAGAACTGTAAGGCATCTGTTGTGGGTGCACACCTAGAATTATCTGGGTTCGAGATGGCACGTGGTCAAGTATGTAAGGACGGTATGTCTGCACAACATTTCGATAAGTTTGAGATGGTTCTGTCCGGTCACTTCCACACCAAATCGTCGCAGGGAAACATTCACTATCTGGGATCACAGATGGAGTTCTTCTGGAACGACTGTGATGACAAGAAGTACTTCCACGTTCTTGATACTGAAACAAGAGAGATTACTGCGGTACATAACCCCATCACTATCTACGAGAAGATCTACTACGATCATGAGAAGGTAGAGAACTTCAAGTTCAAGGACATGCGATACCTTGATAACAAGTTTGTTAAGATCATTGTGGTTAACAAGGGTGATGCATATCAGTTCGAACGATTCGTGGATCGTGTACAGCAACAGAAGATTCACGAACTGAAGATCGCAGAAGACTTTAAGGACTTCCTTGGCGAGAACGTAGGGGATGACAACATATCTGTTGATGATACCGAAACACTGGTATACGATTATATTGACAACGTTAACACAGACTTAGATAAGGATAGAATAAAGAGTGAGATTTCTGTTTTGATGACAGAAGCCCAATCTATGGAAGTCATATAGTGAAAGATCAATACACCGTAAAAAAGTGTGGTGGTAATCTCGGACACAAATTCTTTCAACAACACCACTACTTACGTGGTGCATTTTTACGTTACTGGTACTATAGTGAATACATCTTCTATGGGTTATATAAAGAAGATGAGTTGATTGGTGTAGTCCAGTTTTGTGAGGCAGACCCTCGTGTCTCTGCAAAAGATATTCGTGATTATTTTGGATTCTATGAAAAGGGTAGAGGGTTTTGGGACATAGTTAGATTAGCTGTTGCACCACATGACGAGCACAATTTAACCTCTTGGTTTTTGTCACGTGCGGTAAAGTTACTGCGTCAAGAGTTTGACGTTAGGTTTCTTTTAACACTTGCAGATGACCGATACCATGATGGAACGATCTATCATGCAACTAACTTTGACTACTACGGTAAAGAAAATAACCTAGTGCCGGATGATTACTCTGTGACCTACCATGTGTTTGGTAAAGTCTACGATAAAAAACTGCTTGACAATTGGCGTGAACTGTGATATTATAGGTGAAATATGGCAACAAAAAATGACATTACTGGCGATACTATCATGACTAAAATGTCGGATAAGTATCGTGATAATTATGATAAAATCTTCCGTAAGAAAACCATGGAAGGTTGGGAACACCATTGCAAACATGATGGTCATCTTTCTATTGAGAAAGGTGCATCTTGCAACTGGTGTGGAATGAAAGAGGACGGTACGTTTGATTAAGTTTGAAAAACTCCGGTACAAGAATTTCTTGTCATCCGGTAACAACTTCACTGATATAGATTTTACAACTTCATCCACTACTCTTGTAGTCGGTCACAACGGTGCAGGTAAGTCCACTATGTTGGATGCCCTGTCGTTTGGTTTGTTTGGTAAACCACACCGTAAGATCTCTAAGGCACAGTTGGTCAATACGATCAATAACAAGGGTACACTGGTAGAGGTGGAATTCTCTATTGGTACACAGAACTATAAGATAGTACGTGGTATCAAACCTAATAAGTTTGAGATCTGGGTAGGTGGTAACATGTTGAACCAATCGTCCCATGCGAAAGAGTATCAACAGATGCTTGAGAAGAACATCCTCAAGTTGACCCATAAGTCTTTCCACCAGATTGTTGTTTTGGGTTCAAGTTCATTCGTACCATTCATGCAACTTGCAGGTGGTGCAAGACGTGAGGTAATCGAGGATCTACTCGACATCAATATCTTCTCTAAGATGAACGGTCTACTCAAAGAGAAGATGTCTATACTCAAGGGAGAGATCACTGACAACGGACATGGTATTGAGTTAATCAAGACTAAGATCAACGCACAGAAAAAATCTCTGCGTGAACTTACTGCACTGAACACTGCACACCGTGCGGAGAAAGAGGATGCAATCACCGCACTGTATGCGGAGATTAAAGAACTCAATGACTTTAACGACAAGAACATGTCGAACGCATCGACACAACTTGATGACGTGTCGAAAAAATTAGAAAGTCTAAATACTAAGAAACAGAAGTTGATTGAGTTCCAATCCACCTTCAAGTCTCAGATAAAGACTGTGGTCAAGGAAGCTAAGTTCTTTGACGAAAACGAGATCTGCCCTACTTGTGATCAAGCTATTGACGATACACTTCGGGAGACTAAAAAGTCTGACGCACAAACACGTGCGAAAGAACTAAACGATGCCATCACGAAATCGAAGGAGGAAATGGACAAGTATGAACAGACACAGGGCGAACTTACAGCGTCTTACGAGACGGCGAGAGATCTACAGAATGCAGTCCAATCAAACCAATCCACTATCACCAGACTCCAACGAGACATTGACCGAATCCGAAACGAAATCGATGAAATGTCCGACACTAAATCCCAGTTCGCAGAAGCAAACGCTGAGTTAGAACAACTAAGTAAAGACTTAGAATCAAAACAAGATGAGAAGTACACTCTACACGAGCAGTACTCCTACAATCAAATCAGCAGTGAGTTACTGAAAGATTCTGGTATCAAGACCAAGATCATCAAACAGTACATCCCTGTTATCAATCAACTGACCAATCAGTATCTACAGATTCTAGACTTCTTTGTCCACTTCGACTTAGACGAAAGTTTCAACGAGACCATCCGTTCACGATTCCGTGACAACTTCTCGTATGACTCATTCTCTGAGGGTGAGAAGCAACGTATCGATTTGTCCCTACTGTTTACGTGGAGACAGATTGCAAAGATGAAGAACAGTGTTGCAACCAACCTACTGATCCTTGATGAGACATTCGATTCATCTCTGGACGATGATGGGGTTGACAACTTGATGAAGATCCTGTATAGTCTGGGTGAAGAGACTAACGTATTTGTAATCTCTCACAAATCAGAACTAGAGGACGCACAGTTCCAACGCAAACTGGAATTCGTCAAGGAAAAGAACTTCTCAAAACTGAAGGCGGCATGAAGAAAAAACCTAAAATCGGAGACGTTATAACTCATAAGGAACCCTCGTTCCTACGAGAGAACACTGGTAAGGTAGTGGAACTACTTGGTAATCAATTTGTATATGAGACTGAAGAGGGTCACCTGCGACATTGTAATTATGACGAAATCTGGAAAAAGGCTTGACATCGCATCTAGTTATAAAAAACTTCTTGGATGATCCTGATAAGTGGAATAACTATATCAGTGGACTGTTGACGCAACCGGAGAACAACTTCGCACTGAATTTGTTCTGGGATAAAGCCCTACATGAAGAGGGAGTCTCTGTTCCGAACCCTATACTGATACATCTTGTACCAGATAGTGTTCGACAAGAACTGACTCATGAGATAAACTTGAAACTAATTGAAAGGGGTATTGATGATCTACAAGTAGACAATATGATATTCCATTTGATGACCAATGGATCTTGGATCAATTGGCACAGAGATCTTGGAGAAGATCGTGAAGGTGCGATTACTGTATATCTAAACACCGAATGGGATATTGACCGTGGTGGTGACTTTATTTACAAGACTGGTACTGACCAGATGCAAAGATTGTGTCCATCATTCAATACCGCAATGTTTATCAGGGGAGAGGTGGATCATAGAACCACACCAGTGATCGGACACCACCTGAGAAAATCTTTGCAAGTTTGGTTGAAAAAGCTTGACAAGTGAAAGTCATAGTGTTATTATGTGTGTAATGTTTAATTTTAATGAAGGTATAAATTATGGAACTATCTGATCGTACTCTGGCAGTACTTAAAAACTTCGCCAACATCAACTCGAACATTGTTTTCCGTGAAGGTAATGAGTTGAAGACTATTTCAGTCGCAAAGAACATTCTTGCGAAGGCAACTCTCACTGAGATTGTCCCAAGGGAGTTTGGTATTTACGACTTGAACGAATTCCTGAATGTGTTGAGTCTGGTTGAACAACCGAATCTTCGCTTTGAGGATAATTGTGTGGTGGTCTCTGACTCCACTGGGTTGAGGGGTAATCGATACTTCTTCTCTGACATTGACATGTTGTCTGCACCTAGCAAGGACGTGGTGATGCCAGAACCGGAAGTTAAGTTTACACTAGATACTGACACCTTGAGCAGAATCAAACGTGCGGCATCTGTACTTGGACACGACTCCATTAGCATTTCACCTGACGGTGGTAGTGTGAAGTTGACAGTCGTTGATCCAGAAGATGCAACATCGAATAGTTTCTTCTCTCTGGTAGAGGGTGAGTTCCAAGAAGGGGTTGATTTTAACTTTGTCTTGAACGTGAATAACTTGAAAGTGGTGAACGAGGATTTCGAAGTAGGCATTTCGTCTAAGTTGATCTCCAACTTCAAATCAAAACAATCTGAAATTGAGTACTTTATTGCACTCGAAAAATCATCAACATTTGGAGTATAACGATGAGTAACAAAACTGAAAAAACTGAACCTGTCGTAGACGAGCGTTACGCAGTCTTGCAAGATCTTGCTAACCGTGTATCCCGTTCTACTGTCGCAGTAATCGATACTGTGGTACAACGTGGTGGGTTCAAGGGTGAAGAACTCTCGACCATTGGACAACTTCGTGATCAAGCGATTGAGGCGATCCAACTAGTCGAACAACTACAGCAGGGCGAATAACAACACGTGATTCGTGTTGTCTACAAACACTGGAAGTCTGGTAAATTGTTGGAGGTTGTCGGAGAGATGCCTCCACAATATAACAATGACATCAGTGACCGCTTTGTCGTGAAGACTACGGACGGAACTTATGAGGATATCATAAAAAAAACCGTAGTCCGTATCGAGGCGGATTCGTCCTCGTAGCTCAACAGGATAGAGCAACGGTCTTCTAAACCGTAGGTTACAGGTTCAACTCCTGTCGGGGACACCAATACCTGCCTCCGTAGTTTAACGGATAAAACATGGCGCTACGAACGCCAAACTCGTGGTTCGATTCCATGCGGGGGCACCAATTTGACATGTACTGTCTCGTTTGATATACTATACGGGACAACTTAATTATGGAGTTATTATGCAAGATGAATTTTTGTGGGTCGAGAAGTATCGTCCTCGTACAGTATCGGAGACCATACTTACCAAAGAACTGAAGGAGACCTTTCAGAAAATCGTGGATGGGGGTGAGATCCCCAACATGTTATTCTCTGGTACTGCCGGTACTGGAAAAACTACAATCGCACGTGCCATCTGTAATGAACTAGGACTTGACTATATTGTCATCAATGGTTCAGATGAACGTAACATCGAAACCCTACGTGGTAAGATCAAACAGTTTGCCTCATCAATCTCTCTCACTGGTGGTTACAAAGTAGTCATCCTTGATGAGGCAGACTACCTTAATCCTACGTCAACACAACCCGCACTCCGTGGGTTTATCGAAGAGTTCAGTAAGAACTGTCGATTCATTCTGACGTGCAACTTCAAGAACCGTATCATTGAACCCCTACACTCTCGTTGTTCTAACTACGAGTTTAACTTCAACAAGAAAATTCAGGCACAACTGTGTGGTCAGTTCATGGAGTCTGCAGGTAAGATCCTTGCAGATGAGGGTGTGAACTACAACCCTGATACCCTTGCACAAGTTATTATTCGTCACGCACCAGACTGGAGACGTGTACTCAATGAGTTACAACGTCACAGTATCTCTGGTCAATTGGAAACTACAGCAGTCATTAATGACCTTAATGATAACTATAGTATCCTCTTCAAAGCGTTGAAGGAGAAGGACTTCAAGAAGATGCGTTCTTGGGTAGTAAACAATATGGATGTGGAACCCGCATCTGTGTTCCGTGGTATATACGATATGATGATCGAGTATGTTCAACCTCAGTCTATACCCCAACTCGTATTGATCCTCGCTGATTATCAATACAAGAATGCGTTTGTTGCAGATCATGAAGTCAACCTAGTTGCATGTATGACTGAGATCATGGCAAACGTGGAGATTAAATGACGATGACCATTGATAGAAAGTTACACTGGACAACCGAACTGAGTGAGAAAGTTTTACTGGGTATCATTGGATCACTGACGATAATTGCCGCAGGACAGTACGTATATGGTATGTACGTTGACCTGACTGTAGAACTGTCGGATCTATTCATGTTGTTTATCTACGCAGAAGTATTGGGTATGGTCGGTGCGTTCTACAGTACCACACGGATTCCGGTAACACTTCCGATCATCATTGCGGTGACGGCACTGTGCAGACTTATCATCTTACATAGTAAAGAGATGGAGATGATGCAGTTACTCGCAGAAGCTGGTGCAATCGCTATCTTGTCGGGATCTGCATACTTGATGTCTCTGAAGGATAAGTTGAGTTTAGAGAAAATGAGGATGCGTGATGAATAAATGGGATACCGCACATATGGAAGCGGCAGAAGTATATGCCAATTTGTCTTCCGCAAGACGTGCACACGTAGGTTGTGTTATCGTTAAAGACAATCGCATTCAGTCAATTGGTTACAACGGTATGCCAACGGGTTGGGACAATGAGTGCGAGTTTCAAGTAAGGGCACACGAACTTGGTGTTACAGAATTGGTGACCAAGAAAGAGGTTCTTCATGCAGAAACCAATGCTATCGCAAAAGTTGCACGTAGTACAGAATCTTGCGAAGGATCTACACTATATACTACCATGGCACCCTGTATGGATTGTGCCAAATTAATTTACCAATCCGGTATTAGTCGAGTGGTATATAAGGACGATTACCCCAAAGACAATGGCGGATTAGAGTTTTTAAATAAATGCAAAATACAGGTTGACCGCCTTTGAAAGAATTACGTGAAACAGAAAATATGATGCGTCACATCATCCACAACAAATTGCGTGGAACTATGACACCCCAAGACAACGTATTGTATTTCCCACAGAACATAGACATTCGTCTGTGTCCCAAGAATGGAATCACGACACTGAAATGGGCACTGTGGCATGTCTACAAAATCAATGTGGAAGATGATCCTGAGTTTGCAGCAAACTGTGGAACCAAAGGACATAGACTGAAAGAGATTAAAGAAAAGGGAGAGTCCACGATATTGCCGTGGAGAAGTAACACTAATCGTATTACTGTTGTACGTGATCCGATTGAACGATTTTTGTCTGCTGCAGAGTATCTAAAACTGCAATGGGTAAAAGAGTCTTCATTTCTGGAGTCAAATACCCATCTAGATCTAGATCAGAAAGGAAAACTCTACATGAGTTTGTCAGAACTAGATGAGATACCTGACAAGATGGATGACTTGATAACAGAGGTTAGATCAGGTGGTTTAATCAATGCTCACTTCTTTCCGCAATCACATTTTCTTGGAAACCGAAGTCAATACACAGGTATCTGGGCGATGTCAGACTTTGATGCGATGTTGAAATGGTTGGAAAAGGCAACTCGCACGAGTAAAAAACTTCATCAAATACATACTAACGGTACGTCTGGTTTATACTACGGTGGTGTTAGTAATTTGACAACTGTACAAAGAAAGCGTATAATGAAAATTTATGAACAGGACTATGATTATGGATGGGTCGAAGAAAACAAAACTAGGGCCTTTTGAATTCCTAAACAGTATTAACTACAGTAAACAAGACATTATGGATGCGGAGAACGAGACTCACTATAACTCTTATATGGTGAATCGTGGGTTGTCCTATTCACGTGATACTGTTTTGCTAGCTAATGAAATGAACCGCTACTGGGATGTAGACAGTAAGTTACAATATCATTTTTTACTAAATATAGTAAGGAAACGGAAGCGTTTCCCCAAGTGGGTTAAACCCGAAACGTTAAATGATATTGAGGCGGTGAAAGAGTATTATGGATATAGCAATGACAAAGCACGTCAAGTTTTACCACTACTCTCACCCGATTCTCTAAACAAGATAAAGAATAAGGTGCAGAAAGGTGGAAGAAAATAAATTAGTTGAATGGAACTCTGGGTTGATGTTGGAGGTAACTTTGTCCGAACCGGATGATTTCCTAAAGGTCAAAGAAACTCTAACTCGAATTGGTATTGCGTCAAAGCGTGACAATAAATTGTATCAATCGTGTCACATCTTACACAAACAGGGACGGTACTTCATCGTACATTTTAAAGAACTGTTCATGTTAGACGGCAAGAAATCTAACCTAGAAGAAGGTGATGTGCAACGTAGGAATACAATCGCAACTCTACTACAGGACTGGGGTCTCGTTGAGATCCAGAATACCGAAGTGTCACTAGATTGTGCACCTATGAGACAGATTAAAATCATTGGATATAAGGATAAGCAGAACTGGGATCTATGTCCCAAGTATAATATCGGGAACAAGTAAATGAATATGGTTGACATCTTTGAGGACAATGTAGAAAACATTGCAGAGAAAATTCCTTATCACGGAAAAATTCCTCAAGAATTGTTAGACGGATATAACTGGGATATTCACATGGATATGTTGGATACTCATCCCGAAGAACTGCTTGACACTAATACCAGTAAAATGCGTATAGGTCTTAACTCATTCCACACGAGACCTTCTGCTCCTCAGTTTGCAAAAGACATTGAGTCTGCAATGCAAGAAGTGTTCGCACTTCATGGTAATAAAATTACCAACATTGCTTTCACTGGATTTGGCCCCAATAGTGATAGTTATCCACGGCACAAAGATACCATGGATGTCTTTCTAGTACAAGTGTTGGGGAAGATACAGATATGTGTGGATGGATTACATGATGAACCCGTGGACTTTATGCCAGGCGATTATTATTGGATCCCTCGTGGTAACTACCACCAAGTCTTTCCGAAGGTAACACGTGCTACGTTTTCTTTCGGTGTAGAGGGTGATCCTGATCCATCGATATATTTCTAAAATATCTTTCTTCTGAAAGGTATAACTTGTATATATAGTAACGAGTATGCGGATAGGCCGGTACTCATTTAATCTTGCTTTTAAAAAGGAGAATACAATGACTAATCTTAAAGCAAATACACTTTTCCCACGCTCTTCGTTTGTTGGTTTCGACCACCTGTTTCAAGACCTTGATTGGGTGGCACGACATGCAACGGATACATATCCCCCACATAACATTGTGAGGGTGAGTGAGAACGATTATCGAATCGAAATCGCAGTGGCGGGATTTACTTTTGAAGATCTGGATATCGAACAGGATGAACGCACTCTTACTGTCAAAGGTGAGAAAGCGAAGAAAGAGGAAGTCGATGAGACTGCCTACATCCATCGTGGAATATCGCAGAAAAACTTCAAGAGGGTGTTTCGACTCTCAGAGTATGTCTATGTAGACGGTGCTTCGTTAGAAGGTGGTATACTTGCGATAACATTGAAGTTTGAACTACCTGAAGAGAAGAGACCTCGAAAAATCGATATTAGTTAGCCGATCATTTTTTGAGGAGAAAATAATGCAAAATGACTCAATCGAAAGATTGGGCGAAGCCATCCTATCATTATCGTTTATCGGTATTATGTTATGGAGTCTCTTGCCCTTAGTATAAAAACAGGGGGGTGGAAGTCCCCCCACATAGGAATAGATTATGAACTTGATATATCAATACTGGGATGGTGAAGTAAAGGAGTCATGTCTTGCAGGTGTTAATGCAATGCGTGAGTACGCAGAACG